AGAGAATTACAGCCTGCAGGATATTTAGATAAATCATTTCTACCATCTAATCTTGGCGATAGCTCGCCTGCTGTAAAATTTGTAAGTTGTGCAGCTACTCTAGCCATGTATTAGAACCTTGAGTTAATAAATGTACCAGCATCTATAACATCTGTCATTCCATCTTCTTGAGTAGTATTATATCCTTCAGTTGAATCTACAAATCTAGCATCTCTCAATTTATCTTGATAAATAGCTATCATGTTTTGTTGTGTGGTATTGTTAGATGTAATAGCGTATGCTATATCTGCTGCTAATGCTGCTGATAATGTTTCTCTTAAATTTTCATCATATTGATTTGGGTCTGTAACTCTTGAAATATATAATATTTTCATAGAAGAGTTGTTAGATAATATTGATCTACCTTCCACTTTATGATCTGAGTCATAGTCTAATATTCTAAGTAATCTTAAACAATCACCCGGTAAATCATATTTGAAGCTGTAACCCCAAGCAGGAGTATCTGTTGATGATGATAGTTCTAATCTTTTCTGTAAACAATTCCAAGGGTGTGATCTAAATACACTATCTCTTATCTGAGTAAACCTAGCATTACATAGTCTAGCGTTTTTTGAATCTTCTGTTAAGGAAACAATAGTTGTTGCACCTAATTGATTTAACGATCCATTACAAATATCCACTATTGATGCCATACTACTTCCTTATAATATACTTACGCCTTATGTGTCTATCTTTTTCTAAGGCATGGATTTCTTCTTCTAATCTTTCTTCCTTAATATCAAATCCATAATGATATTTAGGACCATACTGAAACCTATCTACCAGTATGTATCTGTATACATAATTACCTTTTTTAAAATGTAGTACAGTTTTTAAATCTTTTATTTGTTTCATTGCATCCTAGGGGAGTTCCACTCTCGCTTTCCTCCCCTAAAATTCTATTTATTAGTCAACAGTATATTCAATAACAAAGCTCAAATCACCTGCAGTATCACCAGCCGCATCAAAAGTTAATGCAACATAGTAATATCCACCGGGATCAGAAGATTGTCCAGCATCTTCCCAGACTTTCTGACCGCATTTGTTAATGTCTCTAGCTTCAAACGCTACTTCAGTTCCTGTTGTTACCGCACCTCTAAGGTCAGTAATCGCAGAAGCATAAGCATCGTCATCAACTGCAGCAATAGCTGTTGTGTATAAACCAACATCAGTTGTCATAGTAGTTCCAGAATCTAAATCGTCATTAAACAATTTGATTGAGGATATACTAGCATTAGTTGGTACAGGTGCTAACATCACTGTGTCAGACGCTGATAAGTCTCCAGCAGCCAAAGCAATAGTTCCTTGAGCAATTCTTTTTACGCCATGCAATTGCTGGGAATCATTTTTAACTGAAGGAGTTGCAACAAAATTTGTTACAATATCTGTATTAACATTCGCCATATAATCCTCCTATTACGATTCTGTAGCTTGTACTTCAACAACCTTCGCTTCTTCCATACGAGTAGCACCAATGCTCATGCAGTAGTAAACTTGAGTAGCATACGATTTGTCTGCTCTTTCGTCTATTCTAGCTTGAACATCTTTACCAACCGCAAGAGCTAAACCATCTTGTGCATAAGCAATGCACGATCTAGTAGAGCCAGATAGCGATAGTCTGTTTGATACAATAAAGTTAAAACCAAGGAACGAGTTGATTTCACCATTTGCCAATGCTTTGACAGTGTTGAAGTCTGAACTTGTAACCTCAGTTGTTCCTAAAAGATCAGTGATCTGCTTCGGAGATACTATGATAAATCTTGGTATAGATGGATCAACACTACCTAAATCAAGAGTTTCTTTTGCACTTCTTAATTTAGCAATAGTTAAACCAGTAGAGCCATGTGCGATTGAGTTCGCATTAGCTGTACTTGTTGATCCTGTCTCACCAGTAAACGCAGTACCTAGTGCAGCAGAGATGATCACATCATCCATAGCTCTACCCATTGCCATAGCAGCAGCTTGAGCATAAGATGAAGTTGGATCAATTAAGAGTCTCACTTTGTCTTGTTGATCTATTAAATCCGCAAATTCGTAGTCCGCAAGAGATACTCTTCTTCTAGCATGCGGAGTGTCGATCTGTGGAGTGTCAGAATGTCTGCTAGTTTTTTCAACAGCAGTAACGCTTCCTACTTGATCGAAGAAAGCATTTTTTCCAACAACAGATTCAAGACGAACTTTGTCTCTTAATAACGATCCCATTTGTTGAGACAACATTTGTATATTTGCAGAATACTGCTGTACAAATGCTGTAGTTATTTGTGATGACATATTAGTCTCCCATTGTTATCATTTATATTAAACAATCAGAGAAGTTATCCGCCTACGCAGGCATCTCTTGGATTTTAAGTCTTTTAGACTAGAAGTCTATTCCTTCTTGCCAGTAAGGTTCTTACGAATTGTCTTACCTTTAATCCATTTATAATAATTTTCACAGATTGGCAAGGGGTCTTGTTTCTGAAACTCTGTGCCTGTTTCTTTAACAATCCTTAAAATCTCAAGTCTAAGCTCTTCATTGTTTAAATGATCATTTGCTGCCACTTAACATTTCCCTCATAGTATAGACTTGTTGAACAATTTTATCGTGATTAGGATGAGATTTGTTCCAATATGGACCATTCTTATCGTTCATAATCTGATCTATTTCACTTTGAATATCCTCACTTCTATCCATATTTTCAGACTCAGTAGATAATATTTTATCTTCTGACATCATGTTTGCGATCTTTGCAAAACCTTTTATGACATCAATATTATCACCAAGTCTAGTTCCATCTGCTAGTTGCATTTCAAAAACTTCTGGTGATAGATTAGCTGTGGCTAATGATTTAGCTTTATTAATATTTGCATCATAGTCTCTACCCCATTCTTGTCTAAGCAAGTTTTGAGCTTGAGCTTGAGATGTTTCAACATCAATTTTTGCTTGTTGATTTTGTGCTTCCATATTATTTTTATAAAAATCTAAAACACCTTTTGCTTGTTCATTATTCAAACCTAATTTAAAAGATTGTTCTTGAAAATTTTTAATCGCTTGTTCATCTAAAGAAACAACATCTGATTTAAAATCTAATGAATATTTTTCTGCAGAATCTGGTCTACCCATTTTTATATAGGCTTCTTCCCATTGATCTTCAGTAAAATTTTTATTAGGAACAACCATCTTATCTTGTCCAATCATTCTAGTTGCATTGATGTATGACTTTGCAAGTGCATCTATCTCTGTAAACTTTTCAATGTTAGGATCGTTTCTATATGCTTCGCTTATAGAATCTTTCCAAGATGATGTTGTTGTGGTAGTTGTTGTTGTAACTTCTGGTTTTGTTTCAGTAGTTGGTTGTGTTGCAGGTGTTGCTGTATCTGTAGTAGTCGCTTGTTCTACAGGCACAGTTTCCTGTGTTATCTGTTCGCTTGACATTTTATTTATCCTTTTTTTGCAGCATTGATTTTATAAATAGAAGAACGCTGCGTTGTCCTTCCATATATGCAGATTCATGGCTATCACCTTTAATGTTTGTGGTAGTCAGAAAATGACATCTTTTTTCAAGATCAGCCATGACTCTTACGCCTTCGTCTGAATTGAATATTACTTTATAATCTGTTTGTAATTGTTGTAAGTATTTCTCTAGTTGTTTTGTGTCCATACTATTCACCTTCTGTATTTGCTACTGCTCTTGCCTCTTCTGGCAATACTTTCGCTAGTGGTGCTATATCTCCTCCTGCTTTGGCAACCTGTTGCAGTTGTTGCATTTGTGCCATTTGTTCTTGTTGTTGTGCCGCTTGCTCTCTTTCAGCGTTAACTTGTGATTGTAGTTTTAAAACTTTTTGCGGTACGCCAACTAAGTCTGCTACATGTTTAACTAACGCATCAAAGTTTATGTAATCAAATACAGGAGCAACATTAGAAAGTGATCCTAATATTTCTATTGCTCTAGTTATTGATGAAAGCTCTGTAGATTTTTGTGCTTTTGCTAAAGGAGAAACATATTCAATTTCAATATCTTGACCTGATAAAAATTCAGGAGCTTGTGCAAACTGATTGTTTCTAAGTAATATTGCAAAACATCTATCAATCATTGGTTTTAATAATTCTGATTGTAGTCTACCTAATACTGGACCAAGTAATCTCATCTTCTCTTCGTTTCTTTGTATAACCTCTGTTGCTGTCATTTGTGGTCCTTGCTGCAACATTAATTGATTTACATAAAATACTTCTCTAATAGAGTTTCTTCTTTGCTCTTCCATATTCAAACCTAATGGATTGTTTGCACCAATGTTTAATGGTTCAATTCTATCTCTTGTACCTGATCTATAAAAGTTAAGTCCTCCCGGTACAGTTCTAACTGGTAATAAGAAACCATCATCAGGAACTAATAAAGGTGGGTCTACTTGTTTCTGTGCAGCCTTGATAGTTGTCTTTGACATTTCATTTAACATCTTGACATCTGGTAAAGCTGTCATGGCAGGTGATCTACCATATATTTCATGTGATGCTTTTAAATATCTTGGTACTACAAAAGGAAACTCAACAAAGCCACCTACTGATAGTTCATTACCATTTTTGTATTCAAGATAAACAGATTCAAACTCCATGTTCTCTTTATCTTTTTTTGTAGGATCAAACTCTATTCTTGGATATACTGCATGTAATATTTCAATATCATCGAATGGGTCTTTCTCAACTTTTGTTTTAGCTTCTTCTGATAAAAAAGTTCCAAACTGTTGTGCAGCAGCTCTAAGAGTAATTTTAAATTTTCTATATACTGTATCTATTCTACCTTTATCATTTTCAGTAATATAGATTTCGTTTATGTGTCTTGTAGAAAATTTTAAAAGATCACTTTGATCTTCCTCAATAAACATTGCAGCAGTACCAAATGTAATAAGATCATGGTACAATTCAAATATTTCTTGTTGAAAGTTTGATCTATTAAAAGCTGTGTACATTGTTTCTGTTACACCTTCTAACCAAAGTTTAGCTTCATCATCTTGATCTAAAACTTGATCCTTATATCTTAGTGAAAACCAAGGAGTAGAAGGATTAGTCAACATTCCATGAAGAGATGCTGCTAATAATTCTACTGCTTGTAATGGAGAGGAGTCGAAAATTCTTTCTGTTCTTTTATCACCTTTTGATCTAGTTTTAGTTACATCTGCTTTTCTAGGTTGCATAAAGTCTGCAACTTCTTGCCAATGTGTTTCCCAGTTTTGTCTTCCAGTTTTAAGGCGATCAAATCTCGCCATGATAGTTTTTGTTAAATCAGTTCTTGCCATTATACGCCTAGTAGTATTGGTTTACTTAATGTAAAATCTTTTGATCCACCTTGTTGAAAGATAAACCTTCTTCTTCCTCTCTTCTTAGTTTTTCTTGCATCGTATTCTGTTTGAGTTTGTTGATCATCAGCAAGTTTTCCTTCTGTTGTAAGAATTGTTTTACCACCAACATTTTTAGATGTAACAACATTTCTTGTTGCAGCTCTTGCTTCTTTTTCTACATTATTATTATCTGATTTTATAAATGTTTCTCTATATTCTTTAGTTCCATCTTTTTTTGTAAATACTGTAAACTCTCTTCTAAAACCTGCAGCAGTATTACCATAAGCATCTATTTTACCTTCTGATCTTAACTTCATATAATCTTTGTAAGATTTATCTTTTTGTGCTGCACTCATAGATTCAAATTCTGATTCAGTTAAAGCTGGTGATTTTCTATCTTTTAATGAGGTAACTACTTTAAGGGGTCTGTATTTGCCAGCCTCTAAAACACTAGGTTTATCCATTTTTAAAATAGAAGTTTTGTAATTTGGATCAGCAAAAAATCTTCTATTTTCTCTTGCTCCTTTTTCAAGTAAAGGAGTTACCATTCTTGTTAGTCCCGGTAATTTTGGTATCTCAGCAGCATTAAAAAATTGTTCATATCTTTTATCTCTAAATTTAGAAGTGTCTGCAGTTTTACCTGTGCCTGAAAATTCATTAGCTTGATATGTTTTTTCAAATTCTTTTTGTTTTTCATTTTGTATTCTAGTTCTGGTAGTTTTTCTTTTTGTTCTTGTTCTTGAAAAAGCAGATGATCCTCCAGTTTTTTTATTAGATGCTCTTTCATGTGCTGCTGTATGACCCGGCATAGTTAAACTCCAAATGTTAGTTCTGATTTATTTTCTTTTTTTGTTTCAGATACAGTTTCTTTTTTTAATTCATTTTCGTAAGAAATATCTGTAGCGTGATCTTTAATTTTTTCGTAGGTTCTTTTAGTCTCTACAACTGGTTTTGTTTTTTTCTTAAATAAATTTTTAATTTTCTCAAACATTATTTACCTAGTAAAGTATCAAGAGCTTCCTCTTCGGTTTCTTGTATCCCAAGTGGACCAGTTAATATAGTATCTTTTCTACCTTTTCTTTTTCTTCTAATTGCGTCTTGTTCTTTTTTAATTCTTTCTTTTTCTTCAGGTGTCAATTCATTTGAAGGTGGCTCTGGTGCAGGTGGTACTGGCGGTAGGGTTGGTGGTTTTGGTGCTAAAAATCCCATAATTATAAAATCCTATATTCATTATCTGCTACACTTTGTGGAGCAATTTGTCTATCATTTAATTCTTGTAGTCCAACTGATAGATACCTCATGGCATCAGATGCGTGTGAACTCCAATCGTGTACAGGCTTTGATCTAAACATTCTGTTTTTATCAATATACTTCCTGTGGTAATGTCTTAACGCATCTATCAAGTTTTTGCAATGGTCTGTATCAATCCAACATCTAGGTAGTACCATAGTAGTTGCGTGTATGCCATCTTCTAATGGTATTTTTGGTACTACTTTAAACCTTATTCCTAGCTGATAAGCGACCTCTCTTCGGGTTTTGCCATTGCTAAAATCTGTAACTTCGATGTCGTGTGGTGCAAAATGATCTTTGTAAACATAATCTTTCTCTTTCAACATTTGAATATAGTGCGGTAAACCTTTGCCTCTTTCTTCATGGTAGTCAATAATATTGATTGCTCGACCTAGTTGTTGATAGAATATTATTGCACTATGATCTGAAACTCCTAAATCCCATGCGGTTGATACTGGGAGGCTAGGGTCGTAAGGAACTCTAGTTAATTGTTTTTTATCTTCTAGTTTAGCTATCTCATCTCCATAGATAGCACCTTCAATGTTAGCAATCCAATCGCACTCAAACTCCTGTAGGAACTTTTTCTCACCCATGACTTCCTTCGCTTTGCTCAACTCCTCTTCATCTACAATGTTAGTTTTGCTTGCTTTAGCTTTGTAGCTAAACCAATCGTCTGCTCCTTGTGCATGTTGATACAATTCATAAAAGTTATTGTTCATTCCTTGTGGTGTTCCAATAAACACACAGTACCCCTTTCTGTCAGATAGTGCTGGTCTAATAATCTCAGGAAATAGTTTATCATTTACATTCGCATACTCATCAATAACACAACCATCAAGATATATACCTCTTAAGCTATCTGAGTTTTCTGAACCAAGTAATGTAATACGAGAACCATTAGGTAAATCTACCCGCAGCTCTGTTTCATTAAATTTTGTAAAAGGTATTTTAGCAGTAAATTGTTTCATATAATCCCAAGCAATAGCTTTTGATTGTTTAAAGGTGGGTGATATGTAGGCATACCTAGGATTTTTGTTCTTAGATGTAAGAGCTGATCTTATTAAATGATTGATCATACAAACTGTCTTGCCAAATCTTCTATGGCAAACAAGCACAGACCATCTATGTTTTAATATTTCTTTATGAAGAAACGCTTGATGTTTCCTAGGTGTGTAAGGTATTTTAATATCCATATCTAGTGGATGGCTTTACTTGGCATACTAATAGGCTCAAAATCAAAACCCATACAAAGCATTGCATAAGTAATAAATAGCTGTGAAGCTGTGTTATTACCAAAGCCAACAAATCTAATAATTACATCATTACTATCTTTGTCTATGTAAGCTATTGATTCTAAATTATCCATCGTAAAGTAGTCCATATACAACATATAGTTTATTATTGGTGGTCTGGCAAGATATGGAAAGATGGTGGGTGGAACTGAGTGGGTGGCTGTCTGTCTA